TAACAACAAGAATAGAATTGTTTGGATTTATATCTCCGCTTGGAGTAGGAAAACCTGGCTCTGAAAAATACTCTACTCCAGTTATTGCTGAATTCCCTGTCTCCCCTTCAAAAAGAAAAGATTCAGCTTTTAAATACATGTGAGAGTCTGTAACGTTTCCAGCTTCAACAGGAGCAAATGAACCACTGGCCAGAACAACAGTAGGGTCCCAATTATTGAATCCTATGTAATTTTTTAGATATATTTCGTGGTCATTCCATTGAATACCAGAAGAATTGTAAGGAGAAAACTCCTCTCTTAATATTCTTATTCCAGAATCAAATTGTTGAGGAAAAACGAATGGCAAGGTAACTGGATCAGTTCTATCTTCTCGCAAAACGCTAACTTCATAATAAGCACTGTTTCTGTAAGGGTCTTTTTCCCATGTCAAAAACGATCTTACATTTAATTGTCCGTGTTGGCCAGTTATAATCTCTGGTTCAGAGAAAGCTCTCAAGCCAGATGGTATAGGAGTATAGAATCTTGGGTCTGCAGAGTATATTGGCGTACCAGAAAATGTTTCCGCTGGGATGCCAGTGCCAAAAGAATCCTCTGGAAGAAGTTTGATAAAATAGTTTTCACCAACCTCTAAATTTTCAATAAATAAAGGTACATCAGTTCCAACATCGTAACTTTTCTGGTGATAATGCTCGTCGTCGAAACCAAAACCCGTATTGTTTCCAGTATATACATTAACAGCTTGCAGAGGTCCGAAATCGTCAACAATGTAATTTACTTGTATTATATTTCTTACTATAACCTCTAAATTGCTAAGCCTTGGGGCAGGGTTGGATACATGAATTTCTTTTGAGACTTTTTCCCCAAAAATATCAGTAACATCTACTCTAAAATCTAATTCTCTTTATGGCGCCCCAAACAGTGCTGCATTAAACTCAAAAGGAAAGAAGTATATTAAATTATTGTAAAAGCCTTCTACTTGAATATCATTAACAAACAATTGCATGTTGTCCAAGTAGTCATTTTCGCGCAATCTTCCTACGTTATCTATTATCTCTCCACCTGGATCTAAAAGCTCCCATTCAAAAAGAGGACTTGCTTCAGTGAATACATTAAAAGGAATACCTTCTGGATTGTTTGCTACTATTATTGATCTTATGTCAAAAGTAGTCTCCAGTTTTACAGGATTGATTTGTATTGTTGGTATTTGGCCATCGTAAGTTTTTCCTGGCTCAGCGGAAAGATGCTCGTTTACAACAGAAAATACTCTAACCTCATAAAGACCAAAATCATCGTTTACATCAATAGTAAAGTTGTGCAAACTGTTAGGGTCTTCATTTGCGTTTATTTCTCCCGCGAGTCTAGTTATACCATCATTTTTTCTGTAATATACTTTATATTTATCTACAGCATTATGGCCAATCCAAGTGAGATTTATCTTCATGTTCAAGAAGTCTAAATCATTCACTGAAATCGTTACGTTTAATGGAGGATCTGGCCTATTTATAGAAGGAGTTCCGCGCAAATACTCTTCTTTAAAGAACGTTGTATTTTCGTCTACAGATTTAAATTTGGATCTATTATACTCAAGACCAACTATTTCATATTTTGTTTTTTCCGCCTCTTTTAAACTTATTAGCCTATACTCTTTTGGTCTTAATTTTATAGATTCTTGTATTATTACAAATGGAGAATCTGTAGGAGTCTTTGAAAGGTCAGACATTTGGCCTTGACCAACTGGATTAACATAAACAACGTCATCTCCAGCTTGATGCTGTGTTATTTCAAATTTTTGTATCTGAGATGCGCGAATATTTTCAACATCCTCAGAAGTCACTTTAGCTTTATCTTCTAAAGAGAGGGTTGTTTCGTTGCCCTTTGCAACAACTACAGAAATGAAACTTCCAGTTAGATCGTCCTCTATAGGGCTGTCTAATGTTATGCTTCCAAAAGGTATATCTTCATAATTTACGCTTGAGACTCTTCCATAAAGCCTTTTTCCTTGAACGTTTTTATCATAAACATTAAAGACGTCTCCTGGTCTAAGGTAAGACGCTTCTAGCCCAGCAACAAAAGTTATAGTTTCTGTCTCTATCTGAGATGTAAGGAGGGCCCATCTACCCAATCTATTAGCTTGCCCGCGAGAAGTACAACCAAATGCAACGATTTCTTTTTCTATTGGGCCGTAGTTGACTATGCCAAGAGCATCTTCAACATATTCTATTTTTTGTTTAAAGTTGTCTTTAGCATCATTATACCTTACGACAACAACACTGAATCTAGTGTTTTGAGAAGATCCAGAGTAACTAAAATTAGAATCTTGAACGTTTGCGTTACTAAAGTTTAACACAGCGTCTTTTTCTGCATCTTGAGCAGTGAATATGCTACCCAAGCTCCAGTAAACCATGCCTCTAAAAATAGAAGCAAAATCATCAAGAACTTTTATAGCTTGAGCTTTAGAATTTAATAAAACGTTACAGGTGAACCTTGGCTCTAACCCTCCATATCCATCATCAACTAATTCGTCACAATATTGTGCGATTTGGTATAAATTCCACTTATCAATAAACTGAGGGTCTAAATTTCTACCTAATCCATACCTTGGATGAGTTAAGAGGTCATAAAATACCCAAGCTGGATTATCTGACCAATGCAAACCATCCTTAAATGTCCCATCCCAATTTCCATTGTATTGTCTAGAAACAGGATTGTAATTACTAGGTATTTTTATTTTTTTTAAATTTAAATGAAACGCTCTAGCAGGAATAGAAGAAAAAGCTCTGGCATCTGACCTTAGACAAAAGTAAGCTGAATTTGGATAAGTAAACCTTCCATCTATAACCTCTGTAACAGCATTAAAAAAAGAAGTTTGTGATATTTTTGGGTTTAGGTTTTCTGTAGTTAATTTAGCTACTTTTATAAATCTCTCTTTTGACCCATCAGAAGGCAAACTTAAAGGTATTTCAAACATGAATTGTGACGTCACAACACCTTGAACGGCTCTCTCCATGTACTGCGTCGATCCGCCAATAACCCCCCACTCTATACCATACTCAACAAGATAATCATTATAATTACCATTATCATCCATATAACTATTAGAAGCTATGCTTATGCTTACTATAGCCCTGTTTATATTTTTGTCGTTTATTGTATATAAGACAGGTTCTGGTTTTGACTCGTTAGGTCCTGGACCTATCAACTGCAGGCCTAGCTTTGTTGTTTCTGATACGTTAGAAAAGTATCTTGAAGGTGTTTGGTCTGAGGTTCCCCTTTTAAACTCGAAAGAAAAGTTTTCACAACGATAGTTGTAAGTCCCGTTCTGAGACTGTACTGGGGTATTGTCTAGATAAAGTCCTTTTAAAAAGTTATCGTCTACCCTAAGCCCATTTTGATCAACAAAACCATCAATCTCCCCTTCACAAATCAAATCAACAACTTCGAAAAAGCTGACTGAAGCGAGAGCATTAATAGGTGGCGCGGGTATAAATACGTCAGGTGGAGCCTCTGGTGGTGGAGGCGTTTTTTTTGAAAAAAGTCCCATAACTATCTAGGTAAAACGTTTCCTGTTAAATGATCTGGAACGATCACTGGTATTTCTGGGTGCTGTCTTAATATCCCAATTTGAGCATTGTAAGCATGAACAAATTCCGTATCTCTCTTTGCTGTAGTGAATCCAGAATTATGATATTGAATAATTTCTTGAGATAAGCTTCTTATGTCAGCTATTGCTTGTTGCGCAGAATTATCTATAAAACCATTTGTTGGCCCAATGTAAGACTCTGCTTGTATAGATTCTAAACCCGCTGTATTTTTGCCTTGTATAGCAAAACCTCCTTCAGTTGATTCCCTACCTCTTGTAGACCAGCTTCCTAACCCAGCATTTGAAGAAGTCTGCAGGTAGTTTTTTGGCTTCATTTTATCTCTTAACGCAGAGCTCATAACCATGCTACCAACCTTTAATCTTCCATAGCCAATAGGAACAGGCATTCCCTGTCTTTCATTGTTTATTGGGCCAGAAATTACATAAGAGCTTGTGGTTTGAGAAGTATTGGATTCCACAACAACATTTCCTGGAGGCGTGGGGGGTGTAGGAGGCTTAAACATCATATTCACAACGCCAGACACTACTAAAGAGATTAAAGTAGATGCTACAGCCATAACTGCCGCGTTTGCTACAGCAGCAAGAAGCGTACTACCAGCAATAGTTGTAAAAAGAGCAGAACCTTCTGGAACAGGAATTATATCAACCTTATCTAAGTTGACGTAATTAAGTTTTAAATTAGACTCCTCTTCTATATGTCGGTCATTTACCTTTATTACGTATTTTATGTTTTTTCTTGATTCGTCAGAAATAAACTTAAAAAACCTTCTCGTATTTGCTTCTATTGCAGCAAGAGCTTCAACGGGTTTACTTATTTCTAATTCCCATTTTTCGCCAAATTCTTCACCTAAAAATCCATGTAAAAATACATCTGTCATTCCTTAAACCTTCCTGTATAAGTTACACATTTTTTTTGAGTGTATAGCAGTGAACTGAATAACAGATGAATAAAAAGATGTTTGTGTAAGGAATTTATTTTGTCCAAGGCAAATACCCAACCTCAAATGAGGGTCGTTAAAAAAAATCAAATCCAAAGGCTTTAAATTTCTATCATTCACTTTTCTATATCCAAGTTTATTTATATAATAATCAATAAGCTCTTTTTTTACATTTAAAAAATTCAAAGACTCCTGATCTTCGTAGTCGAGTAAAGAGGAGTTTAAGAAAAAATCTTTCAAAAAAGTAACTTCGTCATAAATGCCCCTGACATACTTTCTATCTTCCAACTTTGGACACTTGTAAGTTTTTGGCTGAAAGCAATAAAAAGCGTCATCTTTTCTTCCGTATATAATATAAGGTAAAGCTTGCGCGCGAGAAGATTCTTTATCAAAAGGGCTAGGCAACGAAGATGTTTTTGGATGGCTATGAAATATAGCAATGACTTTATTATATTTTTTTATTCTTGAAAGTTCAGATGGGTTGATTTTAAAAAAATTCTTTTTATCTTCATGAATGTTCTCTGTAGGGACAAAAAGCAATTCGTTTTGAATATTCAGCACTATAAATCCACACTTCTCCTCCGAACTCAAAGAATACCTTCTTAACTCTTCCTTTAACTCACTTGTCATTAATAAGGGAATCTTTCCATGCCTGGAAACCCATTGAAAGGAAGGTTCATTCCTCCAAACCTAAGTTTGCACCCATAAAGAGATTTTGAGCAGTGATCAGTCTGCCAATGCTCCCTGTTGAAATTTGGATTTTTTTCTTCACTCGCTTCTTCGTTAGTATAACTTTTGATACAAACGTGATAAACTCTTCTTTGTCGCGAATATTCTGAATGGTTGGAATTTAAAGTTGGTTTAGAGTCTGCGTTTTCTATAACATACTGACCCTCGTTGTAGCCAATATCTGGACTCCATTTTGAAGCTCCAGCAGCGCGTAGATTTAAACCGTATCCAGAAGTGAAGGTTTTATCATAAATGTCCGCAACGGGAGATCCATTATAACCACAACCTTCGCCACGATAAAGAGCGGGGCAATAATTAGACATCGCTACTCTATTAGGCAAGAAAAGATTTTCCATATCTAAAGCCGAAGAAAGTTCGAACTCTACAGAGTTTTTATCTTCAGAAGATTTCCTATTGATAGTAAAAATATCGTCGTCAAAATAAATGTCCGAATCTGGTTCCCCAAATGGGTTTATATCTCTTTCGAAATTCTCTTTATCCAAAAACTTAACGAAAGTTCTCTTTCTTATGAATTTAGACCCTACCAAATCTTTATTGTCCCTAAGTATTTGAGATATCATGCCTTCAAAATTAGAAAGCTTTATCATAGGTCTGGGTAGTTTTCCATCCCCCTTATACTCAAAACCGCTAGCTTTACAAGATAAAGAGTTGTATTTTTGCCCTTGCCAGATTACAACTCTAGTTATTCCATTTGACCCTGGATGAAACCTATATATAAAATCTCCATCCTTATGCTCTATAACAAAAAACTCTACAATAGCAGAAGGATCTAACTTAAATCTTTCTATATTAAGTTTTTCGTTCTCTTCTACTTTTTTTGTAAATGTGTTAAAATCACTCATCCTTATACCTATTTTAAATAAAAATTAAAAAATTTCCAGACCTGTTTCTGGAGTGCATTCAAAAGAGAAATTTAAACTACCATTTGACAAACTCCCTATATCGTAATTGAAAGATTGAGAGTCTAATTTCGCGTTATGAATTCTATAATAAATAGGTAAAGGGGTAACTCCTATACCAGTAAACATCAAATCGTTAGTTGTTGTTGCGCCTGCACTTATATTGTTGTCGTAGTCAGGGCTATTGTAAAACTTCCCGTCTGCATAAACATCAACTGTAGAGCTTTCGTAACCATCATAAGTAAAACCAAATTCAAACAACTCAGAGTCGGCGATTTCTGGATTTTCCCA